GCTGAAAAGAACAAATGGTTATCTAAAAACGACGCGGCCAACTACAACAATAGGTGGCTTCAATTTACCGGAACGTTTCAAGGTAAAACAAAACAAGTAGTAGATAAGTTAACAAAAGAGTACCAGTTTACAAACGCACATATATATGCTAACTGGATCGAAAATGGTCATAACTATGGCCGACATACAGACGAGATGGATGTAATTATATTGAACCTATGGGGTCAAACAGGATACTGTTGTGAAAGTGTCTACGGAGATAAGGCTCACAGCTCAGCTGTGATTCATCCTGGTGATGCTATTTTTATTAGAGCAGGAACCCACCATACACCAATAATTCTAGGACAAAGAATGTCCGTTAGTTTTTCATGGGTGTAGAGTGTTGACATTATACATAGAATAAAGTATACTTACATCTTGATTTGCCGGTTGAGCTTCTGGTGTGCTCCCGGTAGCGGTAAGACTAGCAAAGAGCGGGAGGTTAGTCGGATGAATGGGCGAGGGTACCAACGAGGGGCCACATCATCACCTTTGAGGGAAGTATGTACGTATGCATCTGTAACGCTATTACTAGCAAAATGATAAAAGACGATCCGTCTATGATACTTAAAGTAGGAACTAACTGTGGCAAATGTATCGAAGAAGCCGGCCAGAAGGTCGCCAGTAAAAAAATACATGGACAGGCTAACACGACCTGCCACTCATATCGACCGGACTAAATATAATAGAAAACGGTCAAAGAAATTAGATTATGAATCAGAATGAAATAATTGAAGAATACAAAGAGCTCCATAAAGGATCAAGATTCTCAAGAGGAACTGCTCTTCTTAAACACATTCCGGAATTAACTAGACTAGCACAACTGCTTAATGTAAGCTCTGTGCTTGACTATGGTTGTGGCAAAGCTGTATTTTGGAAGACTCCAAATTGGCGAGGTATTTTTAACAACGTCATTGGTGATTTAACTCTATACGATCCCGCTGTACCAGAATTTTCCACTCCGCCCCCAGACACTAGATTTGATATGGTAATATGTACCGATGTTCTCGAGCACGTTCATCCTGATCACACCGTAGAGTTTCTTGATAGGCTTTTATTATACACAAGACGTGTATTGTTTTTAAATGTATCTACAACTCTTGCTAAGAAGACTTTCAAAGATGGTACCAACTTGCACATCAATGTTAGAACAAGACACGAATGGGAAAAATTAATTAGAGAAAGACAATCAGAGCTTGGAGTTAAGAAAGCTACATTCCCTGCTGTAGTTGTTAGATACGATGAAGAGGTAAACTTTTAGTGCCAAATAATCCCCACACTCCATTTAGAGTTGACGATCCACTAGTGCCAGATTATAACGAGCACTCAATACAAGACAACTTGCATCCATTAGTTATAAATTGGAAAGGCAAGATTGGTTACGGGGACATAATTAGTCCTATATCGTATGCAATGAACTGTGCTGAAAAAAATAGCACTGATGTAATACTTAGATTTCATTGGAAGCAAGCAGAGCCAACAAAGTACAAAGAAGATGACTCAGAAACAATTCAACAATGGATTGATATAACGTTTAACTTTTTAAAGAAGCCTTCTTTTTATGGTGTAAGAATTGAGCACGTATACAATTCAGAGCTTGGTTACAATCACGATAACTACGATGCAAAAGAAATGGAGATGCACAATCTACGCTTTGGCGAGTCTGGTCTCAATGATTATAATAACGGACATGCTGAGTGGAGAGACATCACTCTAGTAACAAGTATGAAACATAAACAGCTTTTGCACGAGTATGATAAAAATAAAGCGTGGAAAGATCCTCTAGCACGTACTCCTTCTGGTTATGCTTGGCCAAAGGTAGGAGAGTTAATTAAGAAAAGAGGATGGAACATTAAACACGTCCATTATGAAACACCTATGCAAGAAGTTATGAAGACTATGTTGTCTTCAAGATGCGTTATAGGGTATCATGGGGCTCATATGTGGATTGCCAGAATGCTTGGTTTACCGATGATCATTTTTAGCAAAGGGCAAATTACACAAAAGGCTTTTCCTTGGGCCATAGTTTGGGAGTATTGGAGTGATTTCCATCCAGAACTAATAGAGGAGTATATTCATAAATCGGTAGAAAAGAGGGATGAGATAATTCATGAGTACAAGTACTGGCTATCAACACCAAATATTCATAGGCTACGACAAGAGAGAAGCTAGAGCTTTTGACGTCTGTAAATACTCAATAGATCAAAGATCTGAGATAAAGACCAACAAACTTTTTAGCGAAGACATAGAAACCTACAGCAGGGATTGGGGAGAGCCTCAATCTACAGATTTTACATTTACAAGATTTTGGGTTCCTTTTTTGAGCGACTTCAAAGGATGGAGCTTTTTTGTAGATTGCGACTTTTTGTTCTTAGAAGACCCTCTTAAGATACTTGATAACATTGATGCAGACAAAGCAGTGTACGTTGTACAACATCCTGGATACATCCCTAACAGTCAAATTAAAATGGACGGAATAGCTCAACATAGAGCATACAGAAAAAACTGGGCCAGCTTTATGTTGTTTAATAATGAACATCCTAAGAACCAGAGACTCGTTCCTGAGTTCTTAAACAACCATAGGCCTGGACTAGACTTCCATCAATTAAGATGGTTAGATGACGAAGATATTGGTGCATTGCCATTAGAGTGGAATTGTTTAGATGATTATTATCTATTAGAAAATCCTAAAGCTATTCATTACACAGACGGCGGGCCTTGGTTTGATGATTACGAAAACACAACATACAGTCAACTGTGGCTAGACGAAGAAGGAGTGATGTTAAACGCTAAGGCAGCAGGTTATTAATGAAGAAGGTTAGGTGGAACGATATCACTTGTGTGATGACATGGTATGGTCAAGAAGATCATTTGTATAACCAATGTCAGTTCTATAGTTGGATGAAAGAAAAGCATGGCTATGAGCCTCGAGTTATATTTGTAAACGACGGGCATGCTGAAGGCCGTGAGTTCTTTAGAAAGACAATTGAGCTTCACAAAAGCAGATTTAACGTAATGGGTATCGATGTTATGAGAGACGTAGGATTCAATTCCCACGTATGTAGAAACATTGGTGTTAAGCATGTAAAGACAGACTGGTTGATGTTAATTGATGTCGATTGTTTTGAGTCCGTAGGCATGTATGAGTTTCTTCGATTTGAAAAGAAGCTAAACCCTAAAATGTATTATGTACCTAAAGTAGACATGGAAGCACCAGAGATAATGTCTGGTTACGAGCTCCTTTGTAAGAAAGGTATTATTAAGTATAAGACCCATCCTAACACATGGATCATGACACGCGAGGCCTTTTGGTCAACCGGCGGGTATGATATTGAATTCCAGGGTGTGAGGCACGGTGATGCGGAATTCTTTTTAGGAATTGGCCGCCCTGGTTGGAAGGAATGGGATTATGATTTGTTAAGCGATGACGACGACAAAAGAATGGTCGTAAAGATTCCTAGAAGGGATCCTTTTTACGTCAGACAGGAAACTAAAAAGCAAAGACAAGCATCACCAATTGTTAATTATATAAGAGTACGTAATCGAGATCCTTATCACAAATATAGAAAAAGGCTCTGGAACGTAAATTGGGAATATGTCTAAAAAAATTGAATTAGAAGTTTTGAGTAGCGCTGCTTTTGCTGAAGTGATAAACGATATGGTTAAAGAGTCTAAAGGACATCTCAACCACTTGGAGGCAGTGCAAGAATTTCTTCTTTCAAATGAAGAGATAGAGCCTGAAACTATTGCATCGCTTATACAGAGGAATCAAAAATTAAAAGCACTACTCTATGAGAACGCAGAAGAGTTGAACTTAGTTGAAAAAGTAAGTAAGCTACCTTTTTAAAAAGGATTATATTATGGAAGCTGTGTCATTAAGAGGCAGGATAACAACCGTGGAACCGTACGACGCATATATCAAATACCTAGCATTGAAGAGTCACTTTCAAGACAAGAACTATGACTATTTCAAGTATAACGGTAAAGTGAAAGCATGGCGTACTACATTCGACACTAGAAGAGACAAATACTTTTTCTATAAACTAACAAAGCAGAAGGATCCAGTTGAGTTTCTTATTGCTAATTTCATTGACAGCGATGACTTTTATATTGGCGATATTAGAGAAGACAAAGCAAATGAGATTTACACAGAATATAGAAAGAGACAGCAATCATTGAGCTATGTGTTTAAGAACGACCTTAGCAAGATGAAAGAGGACTTCAATGACAATATCATTGTGCCTCAAAACTCACATCCATATCTATTAAGATTATACATGCGCAAAGATATTTGCCTTGAGACGTTGATCTTAATTGATAGATGTGTTAAAATGTTCAAATATTGGGATAAGGAATTGAAGGATGATATTATGTGGCCTGACATAAAAATGAAAGCAACAAAATACAGCCCCTTTCTCAATGTTGACATAAATAAGTATAGAGATATTATTATCTCTAAATTTAAATAAAACGCATATAACGTCATATAACGCATATAGGAGGATACATGACAGATTCATTTGCAGCGCTTAAGCGCAATCGTACTGAGGGCTTTGATAAGCTAACTCAATCTCTAAATAAACTCAACCAAAAGACTAGCGGCCCTGGTCCAGACGATCGTTTCTGGAAACCAGAAGTCGACAAGGCTGGTAATGGCTATGCTGTTATTAGATTCTTGCCAGAGTCTAATGGTGAGGACGTACCATTCGTAAGAATTTGGGATCACGGATTCCAAGGACCTGGCGGTTGGTATATTGAAAACTCATTGACCACTCTAGGTCAAAAAGATCCAGTATCAGAATACAACTCTATGTTGTGGAACTCTGGTATTGAGTCAAACAAAGATAAAGCTAGAAAGCAAAAGCGTAGACTTTCTTTCATTAGCAATATCTATGTTGTTAAAGATCCTGCTAATCCAGATAACGAAGGTAAAGTATTCCTTTACAAGTATGGTAAGAAAATCTTTGACAAGCTAAACGAGGCTATGAATCCTCAGTTCGAAGATGAGAAGCCAGTGAACCCATTTGATTTATGGGAAGGCGCTGACTTCAAATTGAAAATTCGTAATGTAGAAGGGTACAGAAACTACGACAAGTCTGAACTTGATGTTCCTGCTCCTTTATTTGATGAAGATGGCGAACTAGAGGCAGTATGGCAATCACAATACGCTCTTAACGACTTTGTTGATCCGTCAAACTTCAAAACCTTTGAAGAGCTTCAAGCTAAACTCAATAGAGTATTAGGTCTAGATGGAAGTAATGTTTCTACAACTGCAGAAGATGATTCTTTTGAACAAGTAGCGGCTCCTTCTATTCCAGAGAAGCAAATGGAATCTGCACCTATCATCCAAGATGATGATGATGACGGTTCTCTTGATTTCTTTAAGAAATTAGCTGAAGAATAATTAACCAGGAATGCCTGGGCCGGATCTTCCGCCTAGGCTACTTTGGCCACCGGTGTATATTATGCCGGTGGTCGAGTTTTGGTTAACAACTCTTTGACTTTGATCTACACTTGTCATGGCCATATTAGTGTTCATACTACCACCACCGGACATTGCTAATGATTGAGCTTCTTCTGTCTCTGCTGTTGCTGTATCTATTACTGCGCTTCCTGTGGGGAGTTGCTCTGTATCTACCGGCAACGCTGATGCATCTATTGAAGATTCTGCTGCTACTTGTTGGTTTATGGATTCTTCTGCTGACAACTGGGATATTACTTTTCCTAAGTCCGATGCCGCTTCTACTTTTCCTATAGGTTTACCATCAGGGGTATATGCATAGATGTTGCCCTCACTATCTGGTGACTTAGTAACCATAATTTGTTGACCACTAACAGGTCCTAATCCTTCAGGCATTGTTACGTTGATCATCTTATCAGCATCAATTGTACCTATGTCTGGTACGTCAGCTGTCTGAACTCCAGTTGCATCGTTTGTGCTTGTAGGAGTACTTGGTGTAGGTGCTGTACCTTGATCACCGCTTTGCTCTTCGTATCGTTGTTGAAGTATACTAGCAACTTCAGGCGTCATGTCACCATCAGCAACCTTTTGTTCTAATGCTGCTTTGAATTCATCTGGCGGTGCACTCATATCTATTTCATCAACCACTCTGTCTGCTGCTCGCTCTGCTCTTTCTGTAGCTCGCTGCTCCATTCTTTCTTCTGCTGCATCACCAAATGAAACTTTAAGACCTCTAAGTCCTGCGGCTGCGTCTTCTCCTATAAACGGAATCTTCTCTACCAAGCCAGCAATGAACTCAATAAGACCGTTAATAAATCCTCCTAACCCACTTAGTATCATATCACCACCATCAGCAAGATATGATAAACCATCTTGAATGTATCCTAATGGATCCGAGAAGAATTTAAGTACGCCACCTATAACAGCTCCTATCAATTCGA